AAAAAAATAAAACAATTAAAAAATATAAAAAAAAAAAAAGGTAATAGTGAAAAATATAATAAATTAAAATCAAAAAAAAGTTTAAATGTACCTGAACCAGCATATAATCTAAACGAACAACAAACTCCAAATTATGCATATGCAAAACAAGCTCCACGTCAAAATAATGCATCTGCAAAACAAGCTACTCCATTATATGAATCAATAAAAAATCAAAATGTACCTGAACCAGTATATAAAACACAAGCTACTCCATTATATGAATCAATAAAAAATCAAAATGTACCTGAACCAGTATATAAAACACAAGCTACTCCATTATATGAATCAATAAAAAATGAAAATTTAGACCCTTTCAAGCAACCAGAATTTGTTTATGATAACCCAACAACCATAAGTCAATCCTCTGCTGATTTGCTAAACGATGTACCAAGAAATAATTTTTATTCTATAATGCCTTCAAATGTAAAAAATTTTTTAGGTCCTAAAAGCACAAGTCCTAAAAGAGCAAGTGCTAGAAGCAATAGTTCTAAAAGCCCTAATTCATCTCGATTTATAAATGTTGATGGTAAAACTTTAAAAATAATTAAAGAAACTATGTTAGGATAGTTTAGTTAATTTTAATAAATATTTTATAGACACGTAAACATAGACAAAATAAAATAAAAAAAAGGTTTTTATTTTATTTATAATTTTATATTCTTATATTTGTCACGCATAAATATTTTATTTAATATATAAATTCTCTAAATGTTAGGCTATATCTAACATCTTTTGTATCACTTTTTGGAATTTCATGTGTAAAGTATTTTTGGCTTGCACCAGCCATAATAAATAATGAATTATCTTCTAAAGTAATATCCATATTAAATTCAGTATTACTATCATGTTTCAATGAATTTATATTATCAGGATCATAATTAATCTTTTTAATAAGCATATTTCTTTCGGAACCTATTGATAAACCAATAATAGTAGGATAAATTCCAAAACTATGACTTGTATCACGATGAGATTTTATAGAATCTTTACCATCTCTATATTTATTAATTAAACAACTATTAATATTTGGTATTTGAACTAAAGAATCATTGAAAATATTTACCTTAATATTTTGAGCAAATTTATTAATTTTATCTTGTATTGATAACAGTTCATTTTCATACAAATTTGATTTCCAACGGTCATAATGATTATGCCATTTTTTGCAAAAATATTCTCCTTGTTCTTGAAACCATAATTGTTCTCTTGGTATTTCTTTACCACTAACACAGTGACCTGATGTAAATTCTTTTTCTTCAAGCCAATTTTTTAATGTTAAATATTCTTCTTTATTCAAAAAATTATTTTGATAATAAAATAGGGAATTTTCCCCATTAATTTCATGAATAATTTTCATTTTATTAATAGAATGTTTAAAAAAACATTAATTTCAATTTTTTTTATTTGTTAAATTTATAAATAAATGCCAAGAAAATCTTTGAAATCAGTTTCATCAAAAAAAATATTAAAATCTAAATTTGGAAAAGTTAAATCAAAAAAAGTAACTTCAAGAAAAAGAACACCTATAGCAAAAAAAGAAGTTTCAGTTGAAAATGTAATGGGAAGATGTATGAAATGCAGAGATCAAAAATTAATAATGAATGCCAAACAAGTAGTATTAAAAAATGGAAGAAACGCAATTAAAGGAGAATGTAAATGTGGTACTAAAATGTTTAAATTTGTTTAATATATTAATTTCGTTTAAATTTGTTTAATTCTTTTAATTATCTAATTTTTATATTATTTTTTAATGTTCATTATTTTGTAAAAAAATATATATTTATAAATATACATATAAATGTCAAATAAACAGATAGTAAGTTTAGATTATCTCGATAGAGAAGCACAATTATTTAAACAAGCAAGGTCTAATATAGATTCAAATGTTAAAATAATTAGAGAAACTATTGACAAAAATACAAGAAATGAGGTTGAAGCTGTTGAACAAGCTATAAAAAACTTAAATAATAAAGTCCAAAAAATATTAGAAACAGATTTTATAAAAGAAAAAAATAATATTATCGATAAATCAGAAGAACAAATGATTAAATCAAGTAAATTAGCAGCTCAAACATTTTTTAAAGTCCGTAAAATAATTCACGAAAAAGATGAATTAACAATACAACAGAAAATACAATATGAAAATAAATTATACGAAAAAATATTAGATAAATTTATGACCCCAGAAGAAAAAGAATTATTTAATAAAATTATTAAATCAAGTAATATTCTTTTTATGGGTGATCAACAAAGCATAACTTCTGGTTCCAGTTCAATTCCAATGTTAGGTTTATAAATATTGAATGATTTATATTTCCCCTAAATTAGATTTTTATATTAATACATTAATTTTATATTAATACATTTAATAAATTTTTTTCATCTTTTTTATTTAATCTATTTTTTTTTAAATTTATAATTCTATGAGCTACTTGTTTTTTAGTACCACTTTTAGTTACATTATATCTTATAGCAATATGTTGAATTTCTTTTAATGAAAGTTTTTTACTTCTCTTTAAACTTTTACTTACTATAATCCATCTGAAAACTCCTCTTTTATTTGGAACCGATTTATAAATATTTTCATCATTGCCTTTCTTTTTCATTGATTTACATTTGTTAGCACTAAAAGGTGGAGAACTTCTTGATGTATATTTATAAGATGTTTCTTTTTTACAATTACTCATTAAAATATATTTAGAAATTTAAATGATAAAATAAATAAAAATTGAATGTGAAAAAATATAACACTTTTCGTAACAAATCATACTCAATTTTAACAGTTAAACAATATGATTGGTGATATTGAAGATATTATGAGAAAGGTTCATAATCCAATTTTGGTGAAAAATCGTATAGATGTTGACACCGATTTTCCAAAAATTAAACAATATGTTATGGATATAATAAATCATTATGAAGAAAACCCAGAAACAACAAATAAAGAACTATCAAAACTATTGTTTCGTCTTGATAAGAAATATAGGTTTACAAGAAGACCCAAACAATCAAATATAATTTATGTTTTGCGAAAAATGTATTATGAAAATGAAATTTCAACAAATAAGTTAATGTTTTTTGTAGAAAAGCTACGCGCAAAAAATATGCGTTCTCTATCAGGAATTATTGAAGTTGCAATTATGACATCACCAGGAACATTTAGCTGTGAATTTGATTGTTATTATTGTCCTAATCAATCAGATATGCCACGTTCTTATATTAAAGAAGAACCAGCTGTTAGACGTGCCGCACAAAATAACTTTGATACAGTACTTCAAATATACGATAGAATTGGTCAATATATTGCGAATGGTCATTATGGTGACAAGGGTGAATTCATTATTTTGGGTGGTACTTGGTCTAATTATAGTTATGAATATCAACGTGAGTTTATGAGAGATCTATATTATGCTTGTAATGTATTTTTTGACAGAACACGCAAAGAAAGATTTAGTCTAGAAAAAGAAAAAACAATTAATGAAACAGCACTTTTTAAAGTAGTAGGTCTTACAATTGAAACAAGACCAGATATGATTACGCCAGAAGAAATAAAACGTTTTATTGAATATGGTGTAACAAGAGTCCAAATAGGTGTTCAAACAACTCATGATCATTTACTAAAGAAAATTAATAGAAAATGTTATAGTATTGATACAAAAAGAGCTCTATATTTACTAAAAAATGCGGGATTTAAAGTATTGTGTCATTTTATGCCAAATCTTCCAGGAGCAACACCTGAATTAGATATTGATATGTTTAATACAATAATTTTCGACCCAAATTATGATTGTGATGAATGGAAACTTTATCCAACTTCTGTAACTACAACATCAAATAAAGATATTGAAGATGTTAATACAGTAATTGAAAAATGGTATAATGATGGTAAATATATTCCTTATAGCGATGAAGAATTAAAGGAAGTTCTTAAATATGCTAAGAGACATGTTAAACCACACAAGAGAATTTCACGTATTTTTAGAGATATTCCTGTTGATAATATTATTGGTGGTGCTAGAACACCTCATTTGAGACAAGTACTTCAAAATGAAATGGCAGAAGAAGGAGATTATTGCCAATGTATAAGATGCAGAGAAATTAAGAATAATGAATTTGAAATGAAAGATGTATTTTATAAGGTTGATAAATATGAAGCATCTTATGGAACTGAATATTTTATTAGTGCTAATGTTGAAAATAAACATAATCGTGCGATGCCATATTTGGTTGGCTTTTGTAGACTGCGTCTTAGAAACTATGATGTTGTTAAAAAGGATTTTACAAAGAATTTTGAATATACAAACATTATTGGTGTATTGAAGAATTGTGCTTTGATTAGAGAAATGCATGTATATGGAAGGATGGTTCCAAGTTATCTTTCAAAGTTTGAAAAATCAAATAGCCAACATAGAGGTATTGGTTCGACTCTACTAAAAGAAGCTGAGAAAATAGCTCTTAATGAAGGGTTTAATAAAATGGCTATTATTTCGGGTGTTGGTGTAAGAGGGTTTTATAGAAAAAATGGTTATATACTTAATGAAAATTATATGACAAAACGTCTTACTTATAATATATTTAACTATATTACGCCATTGATGGTTGAAGTATTTATCTTTGTGTTTCTAATTTTGGGTAAATACTATTTCAGATAGATTATTAAAGAAAAATCAAATAGATTATATTATAACAAATAGATTATAAATATTTTTTGTTTTAACTTGCAATTTACGTTTTATATAAGTGTTTAAGTGTAATAAACTGAAAATTTAATAAAATTGATTTTGATTTAAAAAAGTAAGTTATTATTATATACAAACAATGTTTAACGTAGAATGGTTTGATAAAGTACCTATTAACAAAGATGGTAATTGTATGTTTCGAGCTATTACAGCTTGTGTAAATGATGAACTTACAAATTGTCGTCGTAAAAGGAATGGCGTTCCAGTAAATAAAGATAATAGTGATTTGGAAGATGAATTATCATCATCATTAAGGAAAATTGTTGTAACACATATGAATATTCATAAAAATAAGTTTAATAATCCACTTCAATATGATAATGAAATTTATGAGTCTATTGAAGAAAGAATTGAAAAAATGTATAATGATGGAGAATTTGGTGGTGAACTAGAACTTTATATTATTTCTAAAATGTTTAAGATTCAAATTAATGTATTTGTTAAAGGTTATGGTGGATATAATCTTGTAAGTAAAATTGGTAAAGATAGCTCGCATATTTGTAACCTATTTTATGAAAATAACCATTATGAACTCATGATTTTAAGAACAGATTTTAATAAAGACTATAAGAGAATGGTAAAACAATGGTGTAAAGAAAACCCACAAATAGATTTTGAAGATTTTGAAGATTTTGTAAGTAGTGAACATATTGACAGTGATTATGAGATTATTTAAATAATATCAATAAAGTATAAAATAATAACTTTTGAATATAAATTTAAATAAGGGAAAATAAAATTAAAATAAAGTAAAAATAAATATTTATAAAAAATATTTATAAAAAATATTTAAAATTTTTTTTATTTAATATAAAATATTCAAAATGGAAAATATAAAAATGGAATTTAATTCTTTTTTAAGCGATGAAATAAAAGAATATAATGATTTTGTATTAAGTAAAGAATGTAATAAAAAACCAAATGATGAAATATTAAAAGTATATATAATAGAACATAAAATATTACCACATAAATGTAAGTTATGTAACATTGAACCAATTTGGAATAAAAAGCCATTAGATTTTCTCTTAGATAGAAAAAATAATAATATATTAGATAATGCTGTTGATAATTTAAGATTTTTATGTCCAAACTGTTATAGTCAAATAAAAAAAAGAAAAACAATATTTAAGACTAGTGTTAGAGCAGAAGGAGTATTTTGTAGTTCATGTAAAAAAAGAATGAAATATAAAACAAATACACATAAAGGTGCTAAATGTTTTGAAGAAATATGTAAACAATGTAAAACCCAAGAAAAGCTTAATTATATGCTAAATAAGGCAAATAATTTTTCAAAAGAAATATAGTTTATATTAACTTAATATTTTTTAAATAATAAAACATATATAATATAATGAAATCATCATTATTATAAATGAAATAGTAGTAATAATAATATTATTATCAAGTATTTTTTCTAATTCATCAATAATAGGTAAATCTTGTAAATCATTATCTTCTGTAATAAACGCATTAAAATGATAATTCTTTAGTTCCATTCTTTATAATGTTACCCTTGTTTATAATTATTTTATTTATATATTTTTAAATCAAATTTATTATTTCTTTTTAAGATGTTAGTAAAACTAAAACACTAAATACTAAAATATAAACAAAATCTAACAATAAATTGAAAGATAAATATAATTTGAAAGATAAATATAATTTGAAAGATAAATATAATTTGAAAGATAAATAAAAATAATTAAAATTCTATTACTATATTTACACTTAAAAAAAAAATAGATTAATTATTTATATGAGTGAACTTTTCTACAACGCAAGAAATCTTGTTGTAAGTAATGGTTTTGTTAGAAATCCAGAAAGATATTATCTTGAAGAATTTTTTAAACAAAGACCAGCATTAAATGCTACTATTGCTGCAGATACATCAAATAAAGATTTTGAAGTATTAGGTACTAATGCATCAACATCATCTGTTTCTTACTCATCTACAAGAGGAGGAATATTATTAACAAGTGAAGGTACAGCAAATGATCAAGTTATAGTTGCTCCACATTTGGATGGAAACCAAACAGCTTGGACTGGAATTAAATGGGGTACAGAAAATCATGTTGAATGGGAATGTGCTATTACTCTTAGTAGTGTAAGTGATATTTGTGCATGGGCTGGATTGAAATTAACAAATACACCAGTTTTAGCAACAGACGATGACCAAGTATATTTCTTTTTTGATGATGGAAATATTGCTGGTGGAGGTAGTGCTATGACATCAACATCAACATTACACTTTTGCTATAGTGTTGGTGGTACAGATTATGTTACAAATTTAGGAATAACAGCCGAAGCTGATATTGTATATAGATTAAGAATAGTTATTGATAGTAATAGAAGGTTATCTGTTTTTGTAAATGAAGTTCAATATGGTTTAACTACATCATCATCAAGTACTGGAACAACAGTTTCAAATGAAACACAAAAAAGTGCACAATTAACCAATGATGTTAATTTGATACCTTATGTTGGTGTACAACAAACAACTGGAACAGCAAAATCAATAACTTTACATTATGAAAAAATTAGTAGAGATTTATTTGAATAATTCAAAATAATAATTCAAAATAATAATTCAAAATAATAATTTTAGTGTTTTTCTATAAATTTTATTTTTTTATTTTTTTATTAATTAAAAATTTAATTAGTTAACTAAAATTTTACACTACTTGGACTATTTGAAAATATTAATTTTTCAAGATATTGACAATTAGATTTTAAGTGTTCTTCGATATATTTTTCCATAGATTCTAACGATTGAAAAATAGTACCATTACTTAATTTAAATATTCCCAATTCTTGTAAAACATCGGTTTTTGAAATAATAACTACATTTGTTCCAGAAATATTAATTGAATCAATTAACTTTTCAATATTTAACCAATTTACTTTCCGACCTCTTCCTGTAACTGTACCAAACTCTTTTCCAATTAAGGCAATTTTAGTTAAATCTTCGTCTTCCAATAAACTATCATCAAATTCAGGATCTACACCAACTCTTGTATCATAAATCTTAGAAGCTCCATAGACATTGAAGTTTTATGCATTTATAAATTTAATTTGTGATTTCCTTATAAGTAATTTCAGAAATTAAAATAAAATTGATTTTTAAATTGTATTCATTATTATTTATACAATCATATAAGCTAATTAAGCTAATTTATAATTTAAAATGACTTCCCTAATTTACATTGAAGGTAACATTGGTGCCGGTAAGAGCACTTTTGTTAAGAACCTTAATAAATATTTAGAGACTTTTAAAAAACAAAATATTGATCCAAGACTTATTCAAGAACCAGTTAATGAGTGGTTGGAAACAAAAGAAAGTGATGGGAAAAATATTTTGGAAAAATTCTATGAAAACATCAATAGGTGGTCATTTACATTCCAAATGAATTCTTTTATTAGTAGAACAAAGAAAATCCAAGATGAAATTGAAAAACCAAATAGTAATCCAGAATCAAAATATCAAGATTATCACCCTCGAAAAGCATTATTTATTGAGCGGTCTGTATTTACAGACAGGCATGTATTTGCTAACAATTGTCATGAAAGTGGTAAAATGACTTTGATGGAGTACAACATTTATTGTAAATGGAATGATTGGCTTATTGAACAATTTGAACTGAAACCGAGTGCTTATATTTATTTGAAATGTTCTCCTAAAACAGCATCAGATAGGATTTTGAAACGTTCTCGAAGTGCTGAAGAAGGAATCCCAATTGAATATCTTACACAAATTCATAATAAACATGAGGATTGGATGGCGAGTGAAATGGAACAAGGTATTCCTGTTCTGACAATTGATGCTGAAGAAGATTTTACAAAAGAAGAAAAAATGTATGAACTATACAAGAAAGTTTATAAATTTATTGAAAATCTAAAGTAATCAAAATACCTATTAAATTTCAAATATTGAATAAAATTAACAATAAAATAATAACTTATAAATTATAAGTCTAATTTAAAAATATATTATAAAACTAATAATTTTTTTTTGGCATATCCATATAGTCGTGTGCTATTGTATGTCCAACCTTGTTAAGAATTGAGTTTTTAATAAATGGAAACATATTAATTAATAATATGGAAAATTCATGTCCCCAATAGCCATAATAATTTCCAGTAAAATTACCAATAATTTTCATTATATTATCAACATATTTATTGGCTTCTATGGCAAACATAGTATTTTTTAAGAACTTTGTATTTTCTGTTAAAACAGCTCCTGGCATAATATTTAAGAAATCTATTTTGTGATTATATTTTTTATATTCTTTTATAAGTGAGTTTGCGTGATAATGACCAAAGGCATTAGATGCTTCATAAACAGATAAATAAGGAAGAGATATTTGATTAGATAATATTTCTCCCAAACCATATGTTGGAATAATACATTGTGCTGTAATATTTATTATACAACTCTTTGGTTGTCTTTTTAAGAAGTGTGGCATACATATTCTTATAAGTTGACTTTGAACTATGGTACCAACAGCAATTGTATCATTTATTAATTGTTGTGGCATTTCATGGTATGGGTCCCAAGCAGTTCTATGGGCAACGTTATTAACTAATATACTTATATTTCCATCTAATTTATCTATTTTTTCTTCAATATCATCAAAAAAACCCTTTTTAAAACTTTGTCTAAAGTCTTTTATTAATAATTCTGTTTTTACGTTTGGATATTGTTTATTAATTTCACTTATTGTTTTATTACTTCTTTCGGAACCAATTAAAAATATATTAAATCCTCTTTTAGCAAAATTCATAGCAAAATGTTTACCTTGTCCACTTGAACCACCTGTAATTAATACATACGAATCCTTACCATATTTTTTAATTAAATCAGTTTCTTTAACTATAAAATGTTGATATAAAAATCTAGCAGAACAATACAAAAATATTAAAATTTGGTATACTGCTATAAACACAATAAGATATAAAATTTTTTTAATAATATTAGATTTATCCATATAAATTATATATATAAAATATAAATTAATTTATTACTTAATAGTATGAATATGGACAATACAGAAATCCAAGACAATACAATAAAAAAAATTGGTTCAAGGGCCGAAGTTTTCCATGGAAATGCTTTAAAAACATCAGGTGGTCTAGAGAAAAAAGATCTTGTAAAAAATAAGCATGGTTACATTGTTAGTAAAAAGAAAGTTGCACTTTCAAGAAAATCAAAGACAAATCCACTTATGTCACAAGGATATTTAGCAAAAAGAAAATCCAAAAAATTTGGTCCAGCAAAGGAAAAACCAAAAGAAAGCATAATGAATAAATTTCATAAATTCTTTGAATGATACCATAAATTCTTTGAATGATACCATAAATTCTTTGAATGATACCATAAATTCTTTGAATGATACCATAAATTCTTTGAATGATACCATAAATTCTTTGAATGATACCATAAATTCTTTGAATGATACCATAAATTCTTTGAATGATAC